GTATTATAATAATCCAGTGCGCTCATTCCCTTAGCTGGTGGTGGTGCTTGCATTGCCATAGTTATGTCCACGTTCCAAATACTGCTGTGCCAGCACGAGCAAACATCTCTGCCCTAGTGTGACCACCAGCATAAATAATCTTACTAACTTGCTGCCTAGAATAATCCTCGTTCATTTGTGTAATAAATCGCGGTTGAACAGAATCAAGGCCATGAATCTCAGCGAACCTCTCAAGCATACCCTGCTCAAGAGTCTTCTGATTGAAAACAGTCTCATCAGAATCAGCTAGAAAATCGCTATAGGCTCCATTGTAGTAAGTCCAAGTAACACCACCATCGGATACTGAGCCGCTTGTGTGCGTTGGAGGAGTAGCACCAGAAGTTCCACCTGCTGAAGTCTGGTAGTAGTTACCGTTGTAAAAGGTATAGGCATTGCTAGCGTACGAAACACTTGCTGCCCATGTTGCAGGTCTAACGCAACGATCTGCGATATACTCAAAGATTATTATATTTCCGTTCTGTGATGCTGTAGGAGTTGGCGAAATGAGCAACTCATTGTTGCTTAGTCCTCTAACCTGGAAACGCTGATAAACAGTCGTATTCAGTCCGTAACCACGAATCTCTGCGTACTCCTGGGGTGACATAGGCCCCAAGATTCGCCAGCGTGTGGAGCTATTCCAAAAGGTTTCGTAGTGATACCACGAAAAGGCAGAGGGCAGCGGATAACTAGCCTGCCCTGCTACCAACGTGATTGAGCCTGAGGCGTACAACTTAGGCCAAGGAAACGCATCAGCAATCTCCCTGTTTATACGCTGAGCAATAACGCGCAGTTGCTTTGTAGTTGTTTCAGTAGAAGCTGTAACACCGCTTTCAACGGTATAACCTGCCTCGTTAGCTACATTCTGAACTGCGGTCACTAAACTCATACTTTCCTTGGTCTGCCTCTGCGCTTAGGTGCGGTCTCTTCCTCAAGAACCTCATTTTGGCTACCTTCTTCAAGTAGCTCATCCTCAACCTCGATAGAACGGATCACCTCCTTTCGACGTGGACGAAGGTCTGTACCCTCATTCCCTTCTACTCGTTGCAGCAACAACTCTACCTGTTCTTCTAGCTTTGCAGTTCTCTTCTGTTCACGCTCAAGCTGCTGTTTAAGAGCAACTACGTTAAACTGAGAAGAGTTTGCAGCATCAAGCCAATCCTTAGCCATCTTTACAAAACGACCTGTAGGACCAAGTTTACGCTTAATCTCATCGTGGGCATCTGCCAACTGTTCTACAGTTTTAAAACCAAGATGCTGTAGTTCACGCAAGGTTGAACCGTTCATTAAAGTCCACTCAGCAAGTGGAGTGCCGCTAACTACTACCTCGCTACCAGCCTTAAAAGCTGCATATAAATCTGGGTAATCAGCTATGTCTTGAGGCTCAATCTTACGAACCGTTTCATCTCCACCTGGATATTGAATAGAAATGGATGGAATTTCGTCAAAAATAGATCGTCCAGCTTGAAAGCTCTTTTCTTTATTTTCGTTATAAGAATTGAAGAACTTTATGTTTGCGCCATGAAATCTTTTGCGCTGTTGTGTTTGTCCATTCATTAAACCATTCCAATCAATCTGTGCCATTCTTTAGTCTCCTAATAAAAGTCAAAAACATCTTGACCATAGTCATTACTTAACTCCTAAAGAGTAGCATATTTTAGCGGTTCCGGAATTGCTGAATCCTGTATAGGCAAATCCTGTGCTTGGCTCTGGGATATTTTTGGTAGCAAGCACTAATCCCGTGCCGGCAAGTTGAGTAGTAAACCCTGTTCCAATAGTCGCATTTGTAACGCTTGAATAGCCAAGTGCAAGGATGTTTGAACCAGATGAAAGACTAGATAAGCTATTCCATGCCGCGCTATCTGGAGCTGCGGAACCTCCAGTTACACTCGTCGGACCTCGTAGAACAACTATCAAATCTGCAAATCCAGTTAATAGCGCCCCACTTAATGCGCTTGGAGCTATACGCCATCCAAATGCATAGTTATTGGTAATGTTAAACGTCCCAGTAGAAACGTTTGTAAATCCAGCAGGTGGCGTTATCGCACTTACACTATGCGTACAATACGCAATGAAATCTCCAGTCTGAATTCCAGCAGGATATGAACCAGTTGTAGAATATCCTACAAGTTGAGATGTAGCACCTCCACCGCCATAAGGGCGCTGTTTGCTTAAACATCCTGCTGACAATCCAATGAACATTAATACATTCCTAAACAATAGTTACGGTATAAAAGCTGCAAGTGCTACAGAATAACAAATTTTAGCGGTTCCGGTGTTGCTGAATCCTGTATAGGTAAATCCTGTGCTTGGCTCTAAAGCATTTTTAGTCGCAAGTATAAGACCAGTACCTGCAAGCTGAGTTGTAAACCCTGCTCCAATCGTGGCATTCGTATTGCTTGAATAACCAAGTGCGAGGATGCTTAAATCGTTACTTGCTGTTGAAAGGGAAGTCCAGGCAGATGTATCAGCCGCAGCAGACCCACCTGCAAGAATTCCTGGTCCTCGTAGAACAACAATCAAATTTGCAAATCCAGTTAGCAGTGCTCCACTTAGCGCACTTGGAGCTACTCGGTAACCAAACAGATAGTTATTAGTAGTGTTAAATGTTCCGGCCGCAATAGTTGTAAATCCACTAGGAGCCGTTATTGCACTTAAACTATGAGTGCAATATACGATAAAATCGTCAGTTTGGATTCCAGCAGGATACGACCCATTCGTAGAATAACTTACGAGTTGAGACGTAGCACCATTGCCAACGCTAATGCCAGAAGCGCGCTGCTTAGTTAAAGCTCCTGCTGACAATCCAATAAACATAGGATCTAATTTTTTACGAGCCATTAGTACATTGCTACGATAAGCGTTGCAGTTGTTGCCGCCATTACTTTGCTTGCAAAGATTGGTAGCAGTGTTCCAGCAGGGACAGTCAACGAAACAGCAGCGGTGTCATTAGCAGCAATAACGCTTACAACTCCAGCCCCACCAATCCAAAGCGCCCTAACACCTACTAGGGTCGTCGCATCAGATGGGGTTACTGCTGTTAATTTAAGAGCTGAAAAAAGTGCCCCAGGATTAGATGGTGTAAAATCTGGCATAAATCACCTTAAAAAATTGGGGTGCTTTACAAGCCACCCCGTTAAACTAAGTTGCCTTAGTGTGAACCAAAGCAATCCAGTTTGTTGCCGATTGGCGAACGCACTGAAGAGCTTGAAGGTTTGTTACTGTGGTTCCAGTAGCGCCAGCGATGCTTGTATTGATTGTCTGAGAGCTTTGAGCATAAACCTTTATGCTGTTAGCTCCATTGTTTGCAATATAAACACACTGACCAATAGGACACTCTATCGGCAGCTTTACACCAGTACTTGCTGCTGCTGTTCCAACCAAGTTAATAAACGAGGTAAGAGCAAGAGCATCAGTAATAGTTGTACCAGCCGCTGTGAGCGATCCAGAAGATGAAAGGGTTGGAGCAGACGAAAGAGTTTCAATAGCTACTACAGCAGCTAACTCTCCTGGCATTCCTGTCCCCATCAAATTTTCAAGAAGTGGCATAATATCTCCTTAAAAAGCGGCTGCTATACAAGCCAGCCGCCAGATTGACTAGTTAAGCGTAAGGTAACCAGTCGACTTCAATTCTACGGTTGCTGCACTCGTTGTGAGGGTAGTAGCAGATACGTTTTTGATTGTTGTCGAACCAGCATCATCAGCTACGCCAGCAGCAGCAGTTGTAAGGAGAGGAGTATTTGCAACATACGATGCTGCAATCTTGCCTTTGATTCCTTTACCAACTCCACCACCAGCAGGGCCGCCAATCCATACCCAAGCAAACTCGTTAATTAACAACGCATTTTGAGCAACACCAACGTGCTGAACAATGGTTGAAGCGCCAGACGTTTCTGCTGCGGTAAATGTGTCTGTGATTAAAACAAACGCATACTGAGCAACAGCAGCACTGGCCTTAATATACATCCACTCGCCATCTGGATCAGTACCAATATCGCCAAGTTTTGCTTCAACGATTGCTGGGTCAGTTCCAAACGACTTCTTATAATTAACTCCAAAAGATCCTGAACGTGCCATTTTATGTTCCTCCTACTAATTAAGCGTAAATAACAGCTTGAAGAGCTGGAGCAGCACAACAGAGATTTCCTTCCACAATGATTACTGTGAAGAAAGCATCTTGATCTACTGGACGAGCCATCTCTGGAGCAAGCGGTTTGAAATCTGCGCCACGAACCATGTCAAACGACCAATATTTAGTATTGAGAAGTCGTACAGAGTTTGTCTCAAGCACTGATGATCCGAATCCACCATCGAATACGAAATCGCATCCGTCATAGCTCAATGCACGGAATCCAGCGGTAGCTTTCTTGGTAGGAAGCTGAATGCGCTGAATAGCTGTAAGAGAGCTGTGGAGGAACTTCCAAGAAGTACGATCACAAAGTGCAAGGTCTGGCTGCTCATCACCACGAACGATCTGGCTGATTGCATCCGATACTTGCTCTTGTACGTTAGCAGCAGTGAGGGTTACGTTTACCGCAAGGTTACGAGCCCAAGTGTTGCTAGTACGGTCGATCTGACCATATGTTCCCGAAGCTGGCGAAGTCGAAACTGCCTTCTTGATACCGTCAAACTCAAGTCCACTGCTTCCTGTGCCATCGCCACGAAGCGAGGTAGAAACAGTATTCTTAAGACGGCTGATAGAAGCTTTCATCTTCATTTCAGCGAGATCAAGCAACATAGCTTGGTCACGGTTAGCACGACGATCACGGCCAGAGATTGCTACTGGCTCATAAACCTGTTTGATAGCAAATCGGAATGCAGTTGCATCGTCGATTGAATCAAGGTTGAACGAAGAGAATCCAGCGTAGAATCCACCAACAGCTGCATCGTTGTACATGATTGGCTTACGAAGCTCATATCCACCAGAGAACTTACGGATAAGGCCCTGATCGTCAAGAGACTTCAAAAGTGGGTTGTGGTGCAAAATTTCGTCTGCAATCTGATCGCTCTGATCAAACAAAGTTGCAACGATTGCTTCTTCTAAATTAGGCATTTTGATTGTCCTTAAAGTTTTTGCTTACAGGACAACCAAATAGCTTTTAGCTAATCGCCACCAAATCGACGACGAAGGTTATCCCGTAAATCTTTTGATACTACTCTCTGAGCCCCACTACCTGCGGACCCAGAGATTGAACGAGAAGCGGATTTAGCCTTTTGGACTACCGCTTGTTTTTGATCCATCACCACTTTTGCGGTCATTGCTTGATTGAGACCGGAAAAAGTCGGGTTGCCAGCTACGACATAATTATAGGCTGTTTCTAGTATCTCCTGAGGAGAGCTGTACTTGCCTGTACTTGTCAACGCGCTCACGATTGGGGCCATCTCAGCTTCTAACTGCGAGGCTGTTTCAGGGTCCCTAAACAGAGGCTTAGCTGCTACAAACGATTCTACAATTCGTTCATTATAATAGGCAACGGCAGATTGTTGCTGCTCTTGCTGGTAGCTTTGGAATTTCTCCTCGGCAATTCGCTCGGCTTCTTCTCTAGTCAGATAG